TTAATAACAAATGTAGCACTATTTGTACTATTTAAATTAGTAATATTACTAAAATCTTCGTTGAACCCAAAGCGAGCTCCTCTTCTCAATTCGTTATTTTTAAAAGTATCGATAGTAAATATATTTTTAATATTCGGGTCATAATTACTATAGTTTTTAACATCAACTCCTATACTAAATTTATTATTATTATTGTAATCTCCTCCAGAAATATTATAATATATATCTTTTCCTCCTTCTGTATTTACTAAATTAATACTTGCTGGATAATATTTATTAGTTATCTGCATTCCATATTTAGAATTACCATCAATATGTAATAAAATATTCGAATTTTTATTATCACCTATCCCAATATGTGCTATACTATTTATAATATCTCCTGAAGCACTATTTGTATTAATAAATTTAAGAAAATTTTTATAACTTCCGTTATTTAATATATTAAAATCTAATATAGTATTTCTATTATTCTTATCATTACATGTACTAATCTCAATAGAACTTTTGATATTATTATTCATATCATCTTTGTCATAATAATAATAAAGATTGCTATTATAAATAGCAAGTTCTATTGTAGAATAACTAATATCGCTTTTTGAATATGTAATAAATTTAGATACTGGTTTTATATCACTGCCATTATTGACATTTTTGACTATTAAAGGTATTTCATTATCAATGATTGGGTCTATTATAATATTATCTTTGGGTCTAAAAATATCAAATGATGTTATTATTTTATCGTTTGGCAGATTACTATAAGCACTATTAAAAATATTACATGAAATATTATCTAAGTATTTTTCAACCTTTTTTAATTGAGAAGATACGCCTTTCATATTAAAATTAAAATTACATCCATTAACATCTAATATATTGATATTACCATGTACTGATAGATCGCCGTAAATAGTCATAGCAGATGTATCATCTTCTGTTAAATTTGGATTATTAACATCTATATGATACATTGAATTACTTGTATTATAATAAAAAGACATACCATATGTTGTAGGTTCTATTGTTTTATCAGTATAACCTATTTGTAAAGGTCCTATGCGTTTTTTATCTCTCGAATCCTTATCATTATATTTATGATTTTTATATATAAACCATCTTTCTTTATTTCTATCTGAATTTATATCTCTATCATATTCACATATATCGATACCGCTATAATCAGCATTATTATATTTACCACCACCCATAGTTCCGCGATAAATACGAATAGTTGAGTAATTATAATCTGTTGTATTGATATTACGTATTTGCAAAGGTACTACATTGTCTTCATTTTTCCAACCGATTGATATATAATTATTTGTATAAAAACTGGATTCGTTGCTGGCACGTTTTAGCGTCTCTATTAAAATATTATTTTGAAAATAGTAATCGGTATTAATACCTTTTTTAACATTTAGCCCTTTCATATCTATTGCTAATTCACCACTCTCAGCATAATTTATACAATATTTATCACATAATTTATCAAAAACATTAAAATAATTTTTTTCTTTATTATAAATAAATGATTTAGTCTTTTTATAATTATTATCAGCATATATATAATATTCTACAGATGATATGTTACCATTTATATCAAGAGCAAAATTAGAGCTCGGATTTAATTTATTAATTCCTACACGATTCTTTAATAATGATAGTGTAGGAAATATATTATTAATATTAGATGATAAATAGTTGTTTGGCAAAGATTTAATATCTGTTTCGGGGTAAAAATATATATTATTTTTCTTTCCATTAATATAATTTGTATTAACAATTAAACTATTATCATTATAATCTAAACGTGATAATCTACCTATATTTGCTACAAAATTTTTATTTGCTGTTGTATTTTTAAGAGTTATATCAAACGTATTGCTTGTACTATTATCACCTTTCACAATATTCAAAACTCCGTCAAAAGTATCATGTTGTTTAAGACCTAAACCTAATTTTTTCGGAAAATTAATATTACTATTAGCATCAAGTGAAGCGATATTGCTGCTTATGTACATCAATATAAAATTGCTACCATTATTATTGATTGTTTTAGTATAACCTGTAAACGGATCACTCAAATCTATAGGTAATAAGCGGCGATTGTTAATAAATATATCATTTTCAATATTGAGATTTAGATTATTAATTGATAAAAGATTAGTATTTTGAAAATTAACATTTTGATTGAATATAACTTCACCGTTAAAGACGGAATCATTGACTACATTTAACGAACCAGTCTTTGTATTTTTTAAAATTTCTACATTACTCCCTACATTTATATTTTGTGTATTAAGTAAATTACTTACAGATAAATTATTATTAAATGAATAATTATTTCCTGTAAAACTACCTTCATTTATTTGTGTAGCATTTAAAACACCAATCCCTGTATTTCTAATATATATATCATCTGTATTTTTATAAAGCCCTGAAACATAATCTTTAATCAAAATATTTTCAAAAGCAACTAAGCCTTTTACATCTAATCTTGCATAATCTTCGACATCAGCAATATTTGTTTTATTATTTTGCATTGATTTTTTTTGATATATATATTTTGAACTAATATTTGTACCGATCCCTACATTATGATTAGCATCGATGGTCATGGCTGGTATATTACTTGCGACATTATATATAGGTGTGGCACTATTTCCATAAGAAGAATTTATACTTTCAGCAGATTTACTTACATGAAATTCTAAAGGTACACCTCTTGTTGTTGTAATAATAGCAGGGGATTCTTTATATCCGCCAATAATACCTATACACATTCTCACAGGTTCATTATAATCATTGTTTGTATCATTTCTAATTGAAATATGCATATTTTCAAATTTACTATTTGGTGCTGTAACTATGTTTAAGGGATTCGTATTATTATAAGTATCTATTTCACCACCGAAGGTTACGTATCCTGGTGTATATAAATTTGTAATATTATAATTATTATAACTATTATAATTATTAGCAAACTCAGTATTATAAATACTTCTTTTAAATGGTTGCGATAATGCTAACTCGTTTGTTTTAACTATAAATTCTTTAACTAAATTACATGTAATAGGATTTGCATTATCTAATATAATATTACTAATTTGTAGTCCTGATGCTTTAATAATACCAGAACAATGTATATTTTTATCTACATATAAAGACGTATCGTGTGTTAAATTACAATTTGCCTGATTTCTCGATGTATTTATAGCAACGCCATTATCATTTACAATAAAATTCCATTTAGTATTTATTGTATCAGCGGTGTTTATACTATAAGTTTTTTCTCCAACAACTAAAAATTCTTTATATTTTTCAAGATCTAATCTGTTTAAATTTTTAGCTTCATCTTCGTCATTAAGCTGTAACCCAATTCCAACTGAATCTATTTGAATAGAAGGGTTGTTTATATCATTAGCTAGATAACTCATATAATTATCTTACTCTATTTAAAAGAAAAATACATTTAATATTTATATATATATAAATATAAAAAATGATATATTATAATTATTATAATTAATATAAATTATAAGGATGAAAAGAATTGAGAATATTCATAATAAAACTATGGAAATTTGTATTGAAAATCAACCTTATAATAATAAAAATATATTATTACAAAAAGAAGATTTAGATAAATTGTTAAACGATAATGGTTTGAAAAATTTAGAAATTAAAAATATTAATCTATATCGCATAGCATTTGTTCATAAATCATATTGTACTATGAAAAATATTGATTTTGATAAAAGTAATATTAATTGCCCCCCTGATTGTTTACCTTTGCAAGATATGTCTTATGAAAGATTAGAATTTTTAGGAGATTCTTTGCTGGGAATGATAGTTACGAATTATTTATATCTAAGATTTCCTGACCAAAACGAAGGATTTTTATCTAAAATAAGAACAAAAATAGTAAATGGAAAAATGTTAGGATATTTATCAGATAAAATTGGTTTACCTAAATTTGCTATAATTTCAAAACAGGTCGAAGATACAGGTGGTAGAAATAATTATAAGATTATGGAAGATATATTTGAAGCATTTTTAGGAGCTCTTTATTTAGATTTTCAAACAGAAGCTGATGAAGTATCTCTACCAAAAAGTATTAATTTAACTCCTATTAGCGGAGCAGGATATTATGTTGTTGAAAGTTGGATTATCTATATTATTGAAAACTACATAGATTTCTGCGAACTAATAAGAATTAAAAATAATTATAAGGATATGCTTGTATCTCATATGTTACATTATTTACAAGATGTTCCACAATTTAAAGAATTAAATATTATTACAAAAGATAATGTTAGAGTATTTACATATTGTATTAAAGATAAAAATGGTTCCATAATTGCTACCTCTACGGGAAATACGAAAAAAGATGCAGAAAATAATGCATCAAGAGAAGCGTTATTATATTATAATGTAAATATTCAAGAATATAAATCGTCTATATAAGAAAAACCATATATTTTATATTATTATGAATGATAATTCAAATTTGAATATAACTCATTTAGTTTTATCTGGAGGGGGTATGCACGGAGTAGTGTTTGTAGGTGCTTTAAGATATTTATATTTAAATAACTTACATAAAAATGTAACACATATTGCTGGGTGTTCTATAGGGTCATTTGTAGGACTAATGTTTGCTTTTAAATTACAAATAGAAGAAATGGAAACCCTTATTTATAAAATAGTTAGCGATTATGATTTATGTAATGTTCCTATTAAAAATTATATTAAATTAGTAACAGAATATGGAATATGTGATATGGAAAATTTAATAATTCATTTAAAAAACTTTATTAAATATAAATATCCTAATTTAAATGATAATGTAACATTTAAGGATATATCAAAGAAATTTGGAATTAATTTATATATGTCTTCTACAAATATAAATTCATGTGAAAATAAAATTTTTTCTATTGAAAATACACCCGATATATGTGTATTTGATGCGTGTTGTGCTTCAATGTGTATTCCACTATTGTTTAAGCCAATATATATCGATGATTACTATTATGACGGAGCACTTACTAATAATTTTCCAATAAATATATTTGATGATGTACCATGCGATAATATAATAGGAATGGTATTACAAAAAGAAGAAAGAAAAATGCAGAAAACAAAAAATATTAGTTTAATATATATATTAAAACAATTATTTAATATATTAAATAAATTAAGAATAAAAGATGTATTAATAGCACAAATTAATAATAGTAAAATAAAAAATTTTTATTATCCTAAAAATTTGCCTTTGGATAACACTATAAATATTAATTTTACCAGATTAGGTATGAAATTTGAACTTAAAAAAGAACAAATAGATAGTATGATATTTGCAGGTTTTGAAAGTATGACAGAATATATTGAAGATAGATATGATAAGTATATCAAAAAAATAGATTTAGATATAATATTCTCCAGTACTCGAAGTTCTGAAAGTTCTGGAAGTTCTGGAAGTATATAAAATTATTTTAATTTAATCTTATTATTAATATAATAAGGTTTTTTATTAATTATATTAATATTTAATGGTTTTTTATCTGTAAATATATTATTTGGCATATTAAGTAATATACCTATTAATGTATCTGATATAATATTTATAAAATTATAATTTTGTAAATATTTATTATTTTTATAAGTATTAGTAATAGTTTTTTCAAACTTAATTATAAAATTTGAAAAATCATCAGATGGTAGATTTGGTGGTATATTAAATTTTGCTAACCACGTTCTATGATAAGTATTTTTATTAATAAATGCCGATAATAATCTTACATAATCTTCAGAAATATCTAATGTATCAGCATATATAATTTTCTTAGATAGTCCAAAATCATATATATATATAGAATATGGGCATGATTTTAAATAATAGTTTTTTTTATTAATATTGTAATGGTAATATTTATTATTATCTTTATTATCAATATCATTATAATGATATAAAAAATTACCCCAATGACAATCTCTATGTATATATCCAAAATGTTGAAATGTTAATATTGATAACATTATTTGTGAAAAAACATTATATAAAATATCTTCATTCATAAAAAATTCTTTTTTTTTACATAAACTTTTTAGATCACCATGTGCAAGTTCATTTAATAACATTATGTATTTACTGTTATTAATTATATCAGGTAAATTATTATTAGAATCTTGATTACATTTTATTACTTTATAAGTAAGTATAAAATGCTTTGATAATTTTTTTTTTATTATTATATCTGAAATTTTCTTGTTTAATTCACTTTCATGTGTATTTTTAAAATCTTGAATCATTAATTTTGCTGCTATAGGACGTTTTCCCAATTCATTTTTAATTTTAGCAATATATATATATCCATATTTACTGGAACTTCCAATACGTTTTTCAAGACTTATTATATTTTTAATAATATAATTATATGAATTTGTATTAGATCTTTTAACTACATTTAAACATTCATTATTACTGATACTTGATAATTTTTCAATTATATTATTATAATAAAATATTCTGTTTTCTAAATTATATTTTACATTTTTATTTTGAAAATATTTTTTAATATTTCTAATACCAATATATTCATTTTTTTTTATATTTTTTTTTATATTTTTTTTAAATATATCTTCAGACTTTTTAGAAATATATTTAGAATCCATAGTGTTAGATAAAGGACTCGATATATTACTTATTGTTTTGTACGATTCATAAGAATTCATAATCCTTTTCTATTATAATGTAATATTCTAATATATTAGTATATTAGATTTATTAATGAATAATAATATAGAACCTTATATATTTGTAATTGATTTAGATGGTACAATAATCGGTAATTGTACATATCAATGTGATATATATAATATAATGGAATTGATGAAAATGTATAATAAAAAAGAATTAAATAAATATAAAATATTGTGTGAAAAATCATTAAATAATAGTTATAACAATAAATCGCTTCTTATGAGACCGCATTTTTTCTATTTTATTCAATCTATGAAAAAATTATATCAAAGGTCTTATTTTTATATTTATACTGCTTCAGAAAAAAAATGGGCAAATAAGGAAATAGCGATAATTGAAAAAAATAATAATTTTAAATTTGACAGACCATTATTTACAAGAGATAATTGTATTTTAGATAATGATGGTAATATAAAAAAATCCATTACTAAAATATTACCTCTTATTAAAAAAAATATAAAAACGCCATCATCTTACGATATTAGAAAACATCTTCTAATAATAGATAATAATCCTACTTTTATAGATTATAAAGAAAATCTATTAATATGTCCCTCATATAATTATATTAAATTTAACAATTTAATTGATATATTCCCTGATGAAATAGATAATAACTACATTAAAAATTATATAAATAAATTAACAAAAGAACAAAGAATATGTAGAAAATACGACGGAGATACTTGTTTAGAGAAAATATATAAATGGTTGTATAAAAAATGTAAGAAAATTAATAAATATAATTCAAAGTATGTAAATGATACTTTTTGGAAAGACTTAGTAATATTAATAAAAAATTATAGCATAAGGCATTATAATTCTAAAAATATAGAAATAATGCAAAAGAGTATTGCCAATACGTAATAAAGAAATAGTAGTATAATAATTATATAATGATATATGTAAGTTTTGATATTGGTGTTAAAAATTTGGCTTTGTGTATAATTAAAAAAGATGATTTAACAAATAAGCTCGAAATAATTGAATGGCGTATAATAGCTCTTGCAGAAAGCAAAAAAGAAATTAAAGGGATTGAAGATATTACAGAAAGAATTTATGTTGAAATGGATAATGTAATAGGTGAGCTTAAAGAAAAAAATATAAATATTATAGATTACGTGTTGATAGAAAATCAGCCTTCAAATCTAAATGGTATTATGAAAACTATACAGCATATTATATATGGATATTTCAGTTTAATTAAATATTGGGATAAAGAGGTTAATCATGTTATTTTAATAAATGCATCATTAAAAACTAAGCATCATAATTATATAATTAATATAGAAAAAAATAGCGATGACCCTAAAAATAAAAAGGGGTTTAGAAGGGAAAAATATAAGAATAATAAATTGATGAGTATAGAATTATGTAAAGAGTATATTAAGGATGACGAGATATTAAAAAAGATTTTTAATGAAAATAAGAAAAAAGATGATTTAAGCGATGCTTGTTTACAGGCTATTTCCTATATTAGAAGTAATAGTAAAATAGATATTATAAATAATTATAATAAAATATATATGCATAATACTTAATAAAATTAGAATATGCGTATTAATACCTATTAAAATATTATAATAGATATATAAACATTTAATATCAAAATAAATATATAATATGGCTTTAATTTCTACTCTTAATAATCAAAATGATGATTTAATAGAGATAAATAAAGATAGTTTTAATAATCAATCTTTTAATTTTAATATTCCACGCGATATATCTTCTAACAATGCTATAAATAATTCATTATTTAATAGAAAAAAAATCAGCGATGATGTTATATCAATATCTTCAGCAGGCTCATCGCGTGCAAGTTCTCCGGGTGGAAAACAAAATTATATAAAAAACATGGGTTCTATTTATAAAAATAAGGACAAGGTTGTTAAGGTAAATAGATTTAATAGTTACGATAATGACAGTGGCATAAGTTATTCAAGTTCTAAAAAAAAGGGAAGTAATCATGGTAGTGTAAGTGGAGATAGTAGTGTAAGTGGTGAAAGTAATGAAAGTGGTGAAAGTAATGAAAGCGGTGAAAGTAACGAAAGCGGTGAAACTGACGAAAGCGGTGATAGTGGTGGAAGCGGTGATAGTGGTGTAAGTGGCGGAAGCGGTGGAAGTAGCAAAGCAAATAGTGAAAGAGGAGATGATTATGGAGAAAATAGAAAAGGTTCAAAAGGATATAAGATTGAACAGCAAAAATATTTAAGTCCAAAAGAGTTACTTAAATTAGAATTAAATGAAAAAAGAGAAATATTATATCAACTCGATAGATTAGAATCCAAGGGATTTAAAGTTCCTTTTAAATTTAATATGAATTCTGAAATCGAAGAGATGAGATCTGAATATAATAGAATTATAAGAGAAAAAGAACTTGACGGCAGTGTACGTTTTCAACAAAAAATGCTAATGGCTTTTATATCTGGTACAGAATATTTAAATAGCCGATATGATCCGTTATCAATTCGTCTCGATGGATGGTCTGAACAAGTCAATGAAAATATTAATGATTATGATGATATTTTCGAAGAATTGCATTATAAGTACAAGGCAAGTGGTAAAAAGATGGCACCTGAACTAAGACTATTCTTATCTCTTTCTGGAAGTGCTTTTATGTTTCATTTAACAAGTAGAATGTTTAAAGAGCAACCTCTTCCCGATATTGAAAATGTATTAAAATCAAATCCTGAATTAATGAAACAATTTCAAAATGCTGCAGCAAAACAATATATAACAGGTAATACAGAACAACAAATGCCGCAGATGTCTCAAAATAGGGGTTCGGCAAATGAAGGGATGGGGCTATTTAATATGGTTAGTAGTTTATTTGGGTCATTAAATAGCGACCCTCAACAATCGAGAATGCCAATGTATCAACAATCACCGCAAATGCAAAATTCTCAGAATCAAAGAATGTCCCAATATAATGAACAACAAAATTCAAAAAAACCTGCCGAAGATATTGATAATATTATAAGAAATGTTCATAATAAAATATCAATAGATGATAATGATAATAATATTGAGACTTTGTCTGTAAGCGATGAAGAAATTACATCAATTATAGAAGATACAGCAGATATTCAAATATTAAAAGCGAGAGGAAGACCTAAAAAAGGGGCACGTACTTTAAATATTTAATTATAATAAAAATAAAATATTGGTTAATTAATTATGTTCTAATTTATTTTCTATTTTTTCTTAAATTAGTTATCTTTTTAGCTGATTTGGTTACAAAGCTTGCGACATCTTTAACTGAGCCTACTATTCTATCAGGGGTTTTTCTTAAAGATCTCATGGGGTTACTTATAGTATCTTCAACTTCTTCTTCGAAGTCTTCGATTTTATTTAATAAATTGCTTAGAGTGCTTAATAATATAGGTATTATTATTATAGTGAATAAGAGAGTTAAGAATAAGAATAGAGATATCATGGTTCCTACAGATATAATATCTCTGCTTAAATCTTCCGAGCATTTGCATTTCTCATTAGTTAAATATCTAACATAATCAAAAGCATAGTATATATATACTACAAACATTAAGAAGAATATGAAAGTTGCTATAGAAAGTAATTGAACAACTACATATCCCATGCTTTTAGCAACGCTATTTAGCGATATAAATGCGGTTATTAAGAAATATGCTAAAGCGATTATTGTAAAGTTTTTAATAAAATCTTTATTCGGGTGTTCTGAACATTCACAACCCATATTTTCTAATTTATAAATATAACTTAGGATTATTAACAATAATATTGCAAAAATTGCTTGAATTATTACACTACTATAAAAAGACAGGCTATTACTTTCTTTCATTATACTATTTCTTGCTCTATACTATTATATAGAAATAATTTTTTTTAGATTTTATAATTCAATAATATTATAAATTAAAAATTTTGTTGAATTATCGAACTTTTTTAAATCAATATTTTTTATTTTATCAATAATTTCTGGATATTTTTTAATACATAATATTTTATATATTTGTTCCAATAATATATCTAATATATATTTATGCACATCTTCGTTTATTATATAATTTATGTGTTCGCAAATATTATTTAATAATATTATTAACACGCTTTCTTTATATTTAACCCATACTTTATTCATATTATGAATACTTTTTTTCCATTTAATATAATCACAATATAAATCGTATTCATCGTTTAGTAATAATAGGTTATTTTCATATATATATGTAGGCGGATTCCATTCTTTATTAGTTAAATAATTATCCCAATATATATTAATATTTGATGTTAAAAAGTCTTTATCGAAGAAATCTAAAATATCACTATATATATTATCATCATTTGTTTTAATATAATTAATAATTATAGAAAAAATTTCATCTAATGTATCTTTGCTATTATCAATAATATCTTTTAGCTTTTCATATATGAAATCTTTATTTTTATTAGATAATTTGTTAAGATATCCTATTAAACTTCTTTTAGTCTCCGAAGTTTTTGTAAATTCAGGAATAATTATATGAACTCTATTTTTAACCTTAGGTTTATTATATTTATCTTTATTATTAAATATTTTTTTAGCCCATATCATTTTAGGATCATAATACGAGTTAAAACAACTATATGAGTTTTTTATATCAGCTACCTTTTCTAAAATATTAGAAGGAATTTCTACGATATTATTATATTCTGCTTTAAATAGCTCTATATTAATTTTAACAATTTTTTCGCTCATTATATCTTAATTATATTAAATAATCTTATATAGTTAGAGCTATATATTTGTGTTTATTTGAAGTAGATTTAAAAATGAGTACATAATTTTATTTTTCTTAAAGTTTCAAAAGTTTTTATATATTTCTAAATATTTTTTAATTATGTACTCATTTTTAATCTATAAAAACATATAAAGTAAATAATATACATAAGGCAAAAACACATAATATTAGTAATATGTGTTCAATATTGAATAAATTAGAAGATATATATAATAATAATTTAGTATATAGAACAATAGTAGTATGCTATGATACAGATAAATATAAAAAAATTTTAAATATGAATAATTACGATGTATTTATAATAGATAAATACGATAATAATATAGAATATGAAGCACTTGATGTTAGAATTTTACTAATAGACCATACTATTTTCATAGATTTTATATCACGCTATTACAATAATGAAAATACAAGTATTCCCTTTTATTCTCTAATATTATTTGACATTTGCGAACAAACAAATAATAATTTAAAAATACAATATAAAAATATATCTAAAAACAATACACAATTGATTTAATTATTATCTAACAATATTTTAGAAGTTTATATATGGCAAAATCAAAATCGACATACGCGTTTAATGATATAACTCTATTAATAGTTTTAATAGTAGTTTTATTAATTTCTATATTCATGCTTTCGTATTATATTAACGGAAATAGTTTGATGGAGAATTTTTCAGGAAATACGACAGGAAATAAATCAATCGAATATTATTATATGAACGGGTGTTCTCATTGTGAAAAATTTAACGATTCTGGAATATGGGAAGAATTAAAAGTAACATTTGGTACAAATATACAATTTAATAAATATGAAAATAAAGAACATTCTGATAGAGTTGAGAGATATAAAATTACTGGTTTTCCTACAATAATAATAACTAATAATGGTGATATTGCTGAAGAATATAAAGGTAATAGAACAAAACAAGATTTAGAAAATTTTATAAGAAGAAATATATAAATAATAACAATTTATATTATTAAGAATAATACATAATTAAAAATTATGGGTGCCGGATTAATGCAACTTGTATTAATTGGTAAAATATCACAATTTATTACACAAAATCCGCAAATTAATTATTATAAATATTCGCATAATAAACATACAAATTTCTCTATAGAACAAGTTAATCTTGCTCCAGAAGGAAATGCAAATGCTGGTTTTATAAAAGGTTCTACACTTAATTTCAAAATTAGCAGATATTCTGATTTTTTATCAAATTTATTTTTCACATTTAAAATACCCGATATTTATTCTAATAATGAATATAGATTTAGATGGATCCCTAATTTAGGTTATAATTATATAAAAGAAGCAAGATTTAAACTCGGTGGTGTAATAATTGAAACATTATACGGGGAATGGTTAAATATTTGGGATGAATTAACTAATAAAGAAGGGGTTAAAAATAATAAATTAATAGGTAATGTCAATGAATTAGTTAACCCTTTCAATTTTGTTCCAAAATATACTGTAATTAATAATCGTCTATATAACATTACATATCCTATATCTATATATAGTTCTACTAATAATAACCCAAGTATAAAAGGAAGACAAATTCAAGTTCCTTTAAACTTTTGGTTTACTAAAAATCCTTCTTTAGCTTTGCCTCTATTAAAATTACAAAATATAGAAATATTACTTGAGATAGATATTATAGATAGGGGATTTAATGGATTATATCAAATATGGAGTGATATTTTAAATATTTATGTTAGTCCCGATTTATACGAATTAGTTCATTCTAAAAAAGTTAGTATAGTTGATTTTGTAAGTCCAGTTGATGTTAAATTTGATGTTAGAAATGAAATACTATGTTCGTATGTATTTTTAGATAGCGTTGAAAGAAGTAAAATGTTATTAAATGCAAATAATATAGATTATGTAATAAGTACTCCTAAAAGAACGCATTTTTCATTTGATGCTGTAGAAAGAAATAAAACTATCGAAATAACTAATGCGTCTCATCATATAAAAGAATTAATATGGATTGTTAGAAGAAGTGATGTAGTTAATTATTTTAACGATTATATAAATTATACAGCAACACACGAATATACAGAAAATATGGGAATATTAGAAAATATAGAAATAAAATGGAATGGTATAATATCTCGTACAGACAATAATGCTGAATTTTATAATAATATTGTACCTTACAAATACCATACAAATATTCCTCGCACAGGATTATACTGCTATTCATTCTCTTTATTTCCTGAAAAACAGATTAGTGCCGGTTCATATGATAATACCCGCGTAACTACATCATTATTTATAACTACAAAAGAAAATCTCGCGAATAATAGTAGAGTAAAATATATACACGATATATTAGGTGAAAAAGGTATCGTTTACAATAAATTAGGTTTTGAAGTTGTAATTTATGCTTTAGATGTTAATATATTAACAATATCAAATGGTACAGCCGCTTTTAAATATAGTTAAAATATAGTTAAAATATAGCTAAAAATATTTAAAATTATTTAAAATTTATTTTTATATTCTTTATAATTATAAGAATTATGGATTTATTTACTATTATAATTATAATAGTTTTTATATTTATTATTAAATATTTGATAGATACTATAAATTCTTTAAGTAAGGAGATTAGAGAAATTAAAGAAAAATGTATTATCGAAAAAAATACTAACTTTGAAAAAAAAACTAATATGGCTTTGCCTATAAATACAAGTGATATAATAAAGGGTATAACATATTTTAAAAATTATGTAGATGAAAAGAAGTAAATACATATAAATAATATAAGCGTTTATAATTAAATATGCCTCGTAAAAATAAAAAGAATGATGATAAATCTACAATAGAAAAAAAGAAGGGTTTGATGAATACTATTGTGAAAGATGTCATTTTAGTTGAAAATGAAGATATTATTTTACAATTGCCTATATCTGCGAATGATATAACTAAAATAAATATAAATGAAGAAACATTAGATGTTCCTAAACCTTATGAACCAGATTGTTATTATATTAATGAATCGAATATATACAATACTATTCAAGATAATTTGATTAATGTAAAAGAAGATGATAATAATATTTATTATAACAGACAATTAAGCGATTATAAAGAAGGTAATATTGACAATTTAACATGTGGAGGGTTATACTATAAAGAAAAGAATGATAATGAAAATATTATAAAATCTACAAATAATTGTTATTGGTGTTGTCACGATATTAAAGAAAGAATTTATGGCATGCCATATAAGTATAATATAACTTCAAATACTTATATATTATTTGGAAATTTTTGCTCACTTGAATGTGCTAATGCTTATAATTTTTCTTCTCATTGTGGAAGTGACAAAGTATGGGAAATAAATAGTCTTATACAAATGTTAAGTAAACATTATGGTCATACAAAACCGATTCGCCCTGCCCCTTCAAGATTTCTATTAAATATATTTAATGGACCTTTGACTATAGAAGAATTCAGAAAAGGTCATTTAACAAATGATAAAACTCATTTACTTAATCTTCCACCTATGATTTCTACAACATATAATTATGAAATAGTAAATACATCATATCTTAAAAATATCACAGATAATATGAATAATAAAATTGAGACGAAAAAAAATAAAAAATGATATAAGAATATTATAATAATGATTATTGTGATATAAATGGCTTTAGTAGAAGAAGATATATATTTTTCCCCATATCGTGTATCAACTATTACTTGTAACGCAAATATAGGTGAAGATATTAATTTAAATTTGAAAATATTATTTGATAATATTCTAATTATTAATAATAATAATGAAGATAATGGTATAGTATGGGTTCAATATATGAAAGAAGGTGAAGAATTATCAAGAGGAGTATACCCCAAAAAAAAGCGAAAAAGTAAAAAAAATAAAATGAAAAAAAATAGATTTGATAACCAAGTTACCATCATTTGTAAAAATAACGGATATATGCCAAATATTAAAATATTTAAGAATGGAAATATTCAGTTAACTGGTATTAAAAATACAACTGATACAGAAGTTATTGTTAATCATATTATAGATAATATCATCAATATATATAATAATATTGATAAAGATATTATTAATAATCGAAAAGATAATTATAAATTAAACTTAAAATATCAAAATTTCAAAATTAGAATGATTAATACAGATTTTAAACTATATTGTGATAGTAATTTGAGTGTAGGGTTTGGTTTAAAAAGAAAA